TTACCGTCCAAAATGTAAGAGGAAATAATGATGCGTCGATTGGTTGGACTAGACCAGCTTATGGTATTGTTGTAACCGCTGATTGTAATACTTACACAGTCACTAACTGCGCTCTTTATGGTCCTACAGCGGGTTACTCATTCGCGGCCAACAGCACTGGGTCAAAGAACCGCCGCGCGGTAAATAACATTAATGCAAGTTATGCAGTTTCAGCATCAGCGTCTGTTCCGGCCACAACGGTTAACTATACAAACACATCACCGTTTATTGAAGAGTGGCAGTTTTTTGGTGGGACAATTACAGGCGGCTATGACAAAAACGGTGTTGGGCTCCCCGGAGCGTTAAGTTATCTGACGTTCAGGCTTCAGCCCGGAGAGACGTTTGCTGTTGGCTACTCAGTAGCGCCTACTGCAATAAAGTCCGTCGAACCATAACTGGTATTTGGAGGAATAAAATAAATGCCTGATAAAAAAATCTCTCAGTTGACTGCTGTAACAACGCCGCTGGCGCTTACGGAAGAGCTTCCTGCTGTCCAGAGCAGCACCACGAAGAAGGTAACGGTTCAGCAGTTGCTGACCGGTGTCATCGTGACTGAAAGCGGTACGACCCGTACCCTGTCGGCTACTGACAACGGCAAGATCATCTACTGCACCAGTGGTTCTGCCGTAACCATCAACTGTGCTGCTAGTCTCGGGGCCGGGTTCAACTGCACCATTCTTCAAGGTGGCGCAGGTAAAGTTACTGTTGCAGCGAACAGCCAGACCTTGGTATCATATTCCAGTCTATTCAGCACGATGGGTCAGTATGCGGTTATTTCGCTGATCTGCCCCGTGGCTAATACGTTTGTAGCTGCTGGTAATCTTGGTGTCTAAATAGAGGTTAAAATCGTGGCGACTGAAGCATGGCACCTTGATAAAAAAGTACCCGTTACCATCATCGTGGCTTTGGTGCTGCAGACACTTGGGATTATCTATGTCGGTACGGCATGGAAGACTGAAGTCGATTTCAGGATCAGCAGCCTTGAGCGGCTGAACGAAGACAGCAAGTCGCAAGAAGGCCGGATTATCGCAGTAGAACAACAGCTTAACTACATAACCGACTCCCTGAAGCGGATCGAGGCTAAACTGGAAAGCACCATTGGCAATGGCCAGAAGTAAGACCGATTGGATCGTCATCCATTGCAGCGCAACGCGCGGGTCGCAGAACTTCACGGCGGCAGACATTCGCCGTTGGCACCTCGACAAGGGCTGGAAGGACATTGGCTATCATTACGTGATCCGCCGGGACGGCAAGGTCGAACCCGGCAGAGCTGAGAACGCTATCGGCTCCCACGTTCAGGGGCACAACGCCGACAGCATCGGTATCTGTATGGTCGGCGGCATTGACGACAAGACATGGAAGCCAGCAGACAACTTCACGCCAGCTCAGTGGCGGTCTCTTAGAACACTTGTAGAACGCTTGGTAAAGAAGTATCCTAGCGCCAAAGTTCTCGGGCACAGGGATTTTCCCGGTGTCCAGAAAGCCTGCCCATCCTTTGCTGCCAAAGTGTGGGCAAAGAAGAATGGGTTCCCAGTGTAAAGAAAGGACAACCTTATGTTTACCTCTATCGACAAGGCGCTGGTCGCCGCCATCATGGGCATCCTGTTCATCGTACAGACCTTCTCGGGTATCAATCTTTCGTGGCTGAGCCACGATACGGTATCTACCGTCATCGGCCTGCTCACCCCGGTGTTGGTCTGGGCGGTGCCGAACAAGAAGCCTGCTTGATGACATGGCAGGAAGCTGCAGCAACCGTTGTTATACTCCTCGGCCTTGGGGCCGGAGCGTATCTGGTTGCGCAGCGGCCTGCTTTTTGGATCGAGTTTGGCTCTCGTTCTTTAACGGCATTATGGCCACATATCTGGAAATATGTTTCCAGACGGAACAGCCCAGAAGTCGAAGCCAAGATGCACGAGTGCTACCGGCGCGGCGGGACATGGGACAATTTTCGAAAGAAATGCAGGGATAGATAAATGGCCGGACTTACACTTCTTCGCGTTGTGAGCGGTGATGACCTTGCAAAACAGGAACGCGCCCAGCTTCAATCCGAGATGGAAGCACGTCAGCAGAACCCGGTTATTCTGGGGCTGGCTGCCCATCTCCGCACCTGCTGGGACGCCGCCCGCATGGCGAAAGACCCCATCAACGACATCATGCTCAAGGCTTTGCGCCAGCGTAATGGCGAGTACGAGCCTGATAAGATGAACGCTATCCGTGCTCAGGGTGGCTCTGAAGTCTACATGATGCTCACCGAGATCAAGTGCCGTGCGGCTGAGAGCTGGCTTCGCGACATCTTGATGGATGATGGCACGCCCCCGTGGGACATGCAGCCTACGCCCGAGCCCGACCTGTCGCCCTCTCAGATGGACGAGCTGAAGCAGGCGTTTGCTGAGCAGGTGATGATCACAATTCAGCAGACATCGCAGGCTCCAACCAAAACCGACATGCTGGAATTGCGTGAAGTCGTTGCCCAGCAGTTCAGGTTCAAGGTGCTGCAGGCTGCCCAGAACCGCGCGGACAAGATGAAAATCCGCATTGAGGACCAGCTCGCACAGGGCGGCTGGGCGGATGCGTTCAATGAGTTTTTGACTGATCTGGTGACGTTCCCGTGCGCCTTCGTCAAGGGGCCCATCGTCCGCCGCCAGCGGTTCCTGAAGTGGGTTTCCGACCAGAATGGCCGCACCGCCGTAGAGCAGGGCGAACGTATCGCGCCTGAGTTCGAGCGTGTCAGCCCGTTCAATATGTATCCCGAGCCGGGCATCACCCGGATCAACGACGGCTATATGTTCGAGCACCATCAGTTGACCCGGCAGGCTCTGGCCGATCTTATCGGCGTTCCGGGCTACGACGAGCAGGCTATCCGCAAGGCTCTGGAAAATGGGCCGGATGCTTCGTTCGTGTTCGAGCCGACCGAATATGCCCGTGAGGAAGAAGAACGCAAGTTCTACACCGAGATGCGCCCAACCGATGTGTTCGACGCGCTTGAGTTCTGGGGCAAGGTATCCGGCAAGATGCTTCAAGAGTGGGGCATGACGGAAGCCGAAGTTCCCGATGACGCCAAGGAATACGACGCCAACGTGTGGGTAATCGGCACCCTCGTCATCAAGGCCGTGCTGAACTATGACCCGCTGGGTGAGAAGCCTTACGCCAAGACATCGTTCATCAAGACGCCCGGTTCGTTCTGGGGCCGGGCCATTCCGGAGATCATCGAAGACCTGCAGAATATCTGTAACGCAGCCGCCCGCGCACTGGTCAACAACATGGGCATCGCGTCTGGACCGCAGGTCGAGGTAAACCTTGAGCGCATCCCGCCGAACGAAGACATCACGCAGATGCACCCGTGGAAAATCTGGCAGGTGCTTAATGATCCGCTGGGTAGCTCTGCCCCGGCAGTCCGGTTCAACCAGCCGAACGACAACTCGGGCACGCTGATGGCGGTTTACGAGCGGTTCAGCCGTCTGGCCGACGACCACTCCGGTATTCCTTCGTATATTTACGGAGATACGGACGTTCAGGGTGCTGGTCGTACGGCTTCGGGCCTCTCTATGCTCATGGGTTCTGCGGGTAAGGGCATCCGTCAGGTGGTCATGCACATTGATCACGATGTCGTGAAGCCGATTGTCCAGCGGCAGTTTGTTTACAACATGCGCTACGACGACGATGAGAACATCAAGGGTGATGCGCAGGTCATTCCGCGCGGCGCTGTAAATCTTGCCGTTAAGGAAACCACGAATGTCCGCCGTGTCGAGTTCTTGAACGCTACCGCCAACGAGATCGACATGGGCATCATGGGCCCGGATGGCCGCGCTGCCATCCTCCGTGAGATCGCCAAGGGTCTGCAGATGCCGGTTGAAGAGATTATCCCGTCTCGCGAAAACATGGCTACAAAGAAGAAGGCCATGGAAAAGCAGGCTGCCGCTCAGATGGCGATGCAGCCCCCGCAGATACCCGGTCAGGCTCCCGGCGCGGAGAACATGGATGTTGGCGGTGCCCCCGCTGGCGGCATGAACCTCGTGACTAACCAGCAGACTGGCCGATGATCCGCCCTGATCCGGAGATTGTTGCACGGCTTGCAAATATTGCAACGCACAATAAAGAATTTGTGCAGTGGCTCAACAACTGGCGTCAGCACGAACTCGAACAGCTCCCAAACGTATCGTCCAATGCTGTCGGTATCGCGCAAGGCAGGTGCCAAGTGTTGACAGAGCTGTGTAAACTTGTTAATAATTCTCGCGAATTCGTCGCACAATCGAATAAACGATAGCGACTAACACTGGCACGCACACCGAGAGGAGCGTTTGTATGGCCCTACCCGAGCAGATCAGAAAGCAGTCCGAGGCTGTAAAGAAGTTGTACGATGAACTTCACGCCGATGCGAACCCGCCTGCCACTGAGCAGGATGACGCAGGCATGGAGACTTCTGCGACCGATGAAGCCAACGGTGCTGAGAACTCTGCGCCTGAAGCCGCGTCTAACGAGCAAGGACGACCGGCTACCACCGCAACTGACACTGCTGAACAGCGTTATCGCACCCTTCAGGGTATGTATAATGCTGATACTGCCCGGCTTCGGACAGATAAGCAGGAACTCACTTCACGTGTTGAGCAGCTTGAAAAGCTGATCTCGTCTCTTTCGACGCAACCTGCACAGGCTGCATCGGTCCAGTCGAAGCTCGTCACTGACAAAGACATTGAGGACTATGGAGATTCCATCGAAGTCATGCGCCGCGTGACCAAGGAGGAGACTTCACTGCACCAGCAGAAGATCGCTGATCTGGAGAATACCATTCGTAATCTCCAAGCAAGCGTTATTCCGCGTGTCGAGCAGGTCGCACAGCGACAGGCTCAGTCGGCTGAGCAGACATTCTGGGCTGATCTGACAGCGGTTGTTCCAGATTGGCGGGAAATCAATCAGAGTAAGGACTTCCACTCTTGGCTTCTTGAGGTCG